GATACGGAATTGTAAGAAGTCAGCCAACTTATTGGCATCAAACTGTCTTACCTTTTCATTCACACCATACTTAGTATGCATATCTGCAATATCTTTTACCCAATCTGTATTACCACCTTTATTTTCTTCCATTTTACTTCTCCTTAATTTATCCAAAAAAATCTTCTAAGCTAGAAACTTCATCAAATACCCAACCCATAGGTTCGACCAGGTCAGTTAGGCTATCTTTAAACGCCTTTTCATACTGTGTATCATAATCTATATAGTCATGCAGACCAAACTCTTTTGGTAGTTCAGTTGGAAATGCTATGACATTTTCATGAATGGGATTAGGCATCTTAAGGAATACAAACTTAACTTTATCGCCATTCTTTACCGTAGTATACTTCTTGTCCAACTTTAAACGCTTAACGTGATGATTATATAACAAAGCACCGCGTACCGCAATTGGAGTACCTTTAGAATAGATACCAGTTGCTGAACCATAAGCATCAATACCATTAACAGATCGTGGGAAAGATATCTCTTCTGGTGTATGCTTATCAAACTCAATCTTAAAGTTCTTATTGAACTCTCGTACTTCTAATTCAGATCCAGTTAGAGCAACCTTAATTGATGCACGAAGACTGTCACGACAGATTTCAGGAGTAGATGATTGAATCATACTCAAACCTTTAACCTTAAGTTTAGGCTCAGAGTAAACTACACCTTCAGAACTATGTACGTTCAATAAGTATTTCTTTTTCTTGTAGAAGATACCAACATCGGCAATAACTTCGAGCTTCATCTTCATCATTTGTTCATAAGCATTGGTATACACAGCCATCTCTTGATAGGACTTATCAATAAATGGTTGAAGTACCTTGATCGCAAAGTCAGTCATGAACTGGATCTTACCCGCTTTGTCTTTGTCTGCTGCGTGGGCTTGAACTACCTTATCAAGACTAAGGTAACATGAATCGGTATCTGAATAGATAACGTAATCTTCACCATCAGTTTTCATGGCTTTATTCATGAATTCATTAAGCTTACGAGATACCCACTGAGAAGCCAACTGACCTGTCTTTGTGATACCTTCGCCGATACGGATATCAAAGTATCTGAAATAAGCATTAGTTACTGCGCCATAACCTGAGTTTAGTGTAACTTTAATAGCTTGTTCGAGAGTAGACAGTCGAGCAATCTCTTTGTCAGTTGCAAGATCTTTAGTCTTCTCATACTCTTTCTGAAGCTTTAACATCTGATTTTTAGATGTCTTACGTTCATTGTATAGGTTTTGCATTAGCTCAGGTAAAAAACCACGAATAGATCTTTTATAGCACGAACCATTACCTGCCATAGCCAGATCCATTTCGTGAATAGATTCGTGAATAGATTCTTTATTGACTAGTTGATCAACAGATACATTTACATGATGATCTGAAATAGTTTCAGGACTCATGTTATAACCCATAATGATATGAGGATATAGAGAAGTCAAGTCAAAAGAACAAACCCAGTTATGTAGACCAGCAATAGGATCTTTAACAAAACCACCGACAAACGGTACAGCTTTAGAGTTAGATTTAAGAGGAACTGCAATCTTTTTCTCTGAAAGATAGTTGTAGATTAAAATATCCCACATACGAACTGGAGATTTTACATCTCCAAAGTTAACCTTTGCCTTGTATGCTAAAGTAAATGCTAGGATAATTAATTTTAAACGATCTTCAAGTTTGTCAACTAAATATACATCATGGATATTATACTTAACAAACTTCTGCCAATCGTTGGTATAGAATTCTTTGAAGGTATCAAATGGATTATCTAATTTATTTTCACCAAGTTCTACTTCAGCAATAAAATCTAGACGATAAGATTCACGAGCAACAAATGTAAACTTTTTATATAACGTCATGTAATCAAGAGTAGTAATACCTTGTATGCTATAAGATGTAATTACCTTTTGGTCTTTAATATAATTATTATTTGCTTTAACCCCTTCATCTCCATTTAAAGATGAAGGTAATACCATTCGCTCATGAACATCTTTAATAATCCCCCATGGAGATAGAACATTGCGATCTATACCAAGTCTATCCATACGACGAATTAGATAAGGAATATCAAAAAACTCTACATTCCAACCGGTAATAACATCAGGAGTATTCATAGTCCAATACTGAAGAAACATTTCAAGCATTTGCTTTTCATTGACACACTTGATATAAGTTACATTATTATTATCATTGCTAAATTCTTTACAACCGTAAGTACGAATCTTTTTGGTATAGTTATCCATCAATGAGATCAAAAGGATTTCTTCATTAGCTTCTTGAATATTTGGAAAACCAAATTCAGTGCTTGTTTCAATGTCAATCGTTGTTACCTTAATCAAATTTGTATCAGGAATACTCTCACCAGGATACCTATCAGAAATATATTGATACTCGTATTGATTTAGACCATAAATACCAAAGCCCGAAACATCTTTGTATCGTTCAATGAAGTCTTTACAGTCATTAATAGAACCAGGTTGGATTGGATAGACAGTCTTACCTTCAAGTGTCTTCCACTCGGAGGTTTGATCTGTCTTTTTAGAATCTACAAAGAGAGTAGGTTCGAAGTCAAACTTTTGTTTATAAGGTTTCCCATTCGTATCATACCCACGAACAAGAATCTTATTGCCATATTGAAATACATTTGTATACATTGATCACCTTTTTAATTATAGGACTATTATATAACAAAAGCGAATTAATGTAAATAATTAAATTGCTAATGAAGCAACTACCTCCATGTAATTATCAGTAATTGTAATCTTGTCACCATTAGTTAAACTAAGAATAACCATAACTGGATATGCTTTACTCATTTGGTATTCTGTAATTGACATAACATGCAGGGGATTAACAGCGATTGATTTGCCGTCAGGAGTTGTAAAATACTTAAACATTGTAATCTTTCCTAAACGTGACGAAAGTGTTGAACTTATGTTCATCATTCCATGTTTTAACATAATCGTTGTCCTCATCACATAATTTTAAAATCTCGTCTTCTTTAATAACACGAGAACTAATAATCATTTCTCCTAAACTTTCTTGAGAAAACTCTTTTGCTTCTTCCATAATGACTGTATCAGTAGCCCAATCCTTTTCGCCAATTGGTACTTCAACAACATATCTCATACGGTATTGGTGTATAGCTTCTACTATAACAAATTCATGGCCATCAATTGGTTTCATATTATACTTTCAAAAATTTTCTAATTAATCTGTCTTTAATCATGTCTGGAACTGTTAATGACGGAAACTCTAAAATAAAGGGGCAACCAGAATCTCCCCAACTATTTGATGTCAAGAACTGACGATATATTTCTACATCTTTCTTGTCATTTGCATTAAAGCGCCGTCTTTCTTTTTTAGAAAGCATTTTTATTCTCCACGTAATCTTTAAATTCTTCAAATGTAGCCAAATACCAATGTGACTTAGTCAGTCTACCAATGCAGTACTGATCTAAGTAAACATTATGAATATATCTACGAGTATCCTCATCTTCAAGGATTTCAGGATCATACCTATAACCTTTATATTCGTACATTATAGTAAACCTGCTGCACGAGCTTTACGAATATTAGGACTTTCATAACCCTTTAACTCTAAAATAGTTAATGGTGGATGACGTAGAGTTTCAATAAAATAAAAGTATTGCTCAACACTAAAGTTAGCAACTAAGAATTTCTTAAAATCTGCCATACCACCGCGTTTAAAGCGAGCTACAAACCTACGATCTGCACCGTAAGTTAAGTAGCCACCAGAAAAGTTAAACTGTTTTTTATCAAATGTTGTATTCATAATTTATTTCCTTCTCAATTAATTAATCTATAGAGACATTATATACCAAATGAGAATTAATGTAAACGTTTATTTCACTTTTTATGTAATAATTGAGCCTGCAGGAACAATTTCAATCTTAGAGAAGATACGATTATATTCTTTTAGAACTTGTTCGTTTGGAACTGATACAGCACTAATACCGCTATGCCATAAAGTGATAGCGCCATCTGATTGTGGCATGAATGGTGCAAATCCTACTGATACACCTTTTTCTGTTTGATGATATACAAGAGCAATTGAATCTGCAATCACCGTAGC